CCACCATTGGACCACCGCGCGCGCCAGTAATCGCCACTCCTTTACCAAGCGTCTGTATTGCGTTGTAGGCTTTCTCACCCTTGGTTTTTCCTTTAGCCAAATCTAGCAACAGTTTACGGTTGTCGCCCTCGAACAATACTCGAGAGAATGCTTCTGGGCTGGCAATTAGCGCGTCGACCAAAGCACCAGCTTCTTTAAGCAACAGACTTTGCGTAGCAGTGGCGCCGGCGCCGCGTGATACGCTATAGACCGTGCCGGCAGATGGGCCTGCGGTGCCCGCTGCGGTTTGTCTGGACAACACGCGCTGCATGTATTTCACCGCTAACTGAGCTTCTTTTAAATCAGCCGCGTTAGGGAACAGCGCCGCTAAGTCACCCTTTTTCTGTAAGGCTTTCAGCATATTGTCGATACTTACCGCCGGGTCAAGCGCCGACCCACTAGCGCGGCCTTGTGTCAGTACGTCATCTAAAGCACTGCGACGTACCGTGTCCAACACCGACGTTACTTGCGGGTTAGGATGCGCCGACATAACTTGAACTAAGAAGTTCTGCTGCGACTCCGGCAATTTTTTCAGCCTAGCCAAAACCTGTTCTGGCACCAATTCCGTTACGTTAGCTTTATCAAAAGCTTTTGTAAGTGGTCGGTCAGAGAACTCTTCAATGCGACGGAGGTTGGCCGCAAAGTTGTCGCGCGCCTGAAGCAGTTTGTCCGCGCCGGGTACCTTATTTTGAATGGCCGCGTCTAAGGATTCCTTGAATCCACGCAATACGTTCATGGCAATGCCTTTGGCTTTGCCTGGCGCTACGCCTTCAAAGATATTGCTGCCGCCAATCGTGGCCTTACCCGAATAGGCGGCGTCGCCCCATATGGCCAAGTTATCTTGCAATCGTTTGATATCAATCGATCGAATAACATCCGGTGTCGCGGGCGTTACGATCGTACTCGCCGGTGTACCGCCTGGGCCAAGCACAGTTGATGTTGTGGTCGTCGCAGGTTTGCCCGGCTCAACGTACTCAGTCAGGATACGCTCTAACGACGATTTTAGCTGGGCAAAGCCAGGTTCTTCTGGCGCAATAGTCGCGAGTTGCTGCCGGACTTTATCGACGACTGGTGAGGTATCGATCATGCCGCCGGCCGACTTGGCCGCGTTGAAGTCTTTCTTAGCGTCGCCGCGTAATTTGGACGACAGCGCCTTGCCGTAATTCTGAAACGCATCATAGACTGCTTGAGTCGCGGCTTCTGCCCGCTGAAGCGTAACTGGCGCGCCAGCAGAGCGTTGAAATAACCGATCAAGAAACCCTTCAACATCGATGGCTTGCCCTTGACGGAACGCAATAGGGGCTTGTCCGCTACGCGTTGACGACTCGGTTCTCGCTTCAATGGCTAATTGTTGGCGGTCTAACGCTGCTTCGCCCGGCGTCAGTCGGCCAACACGAAGCAGTTCACTTGTTTCTGCTACTGATGGCATCGTAACGCGCGGTTGTGTCAACGCGCGCTGCGCGCCTAGGTAACTAGCCTTTGCAGCGTAAGGCGACATACCCAAAGCAAGTTGTGCGGCAGGACTTTCTGGCGCTACCGTGCCGGCGAAAAGACCTGTTGTACCACCTACGCCATATTCGCCTGCAACACCCATCTTAGTGCGGCCAAACAGACCAGGAACACCAACCGCCGTTAGCGCAGCCGCTGGCGTGCCGGCGGATGAAAACTCATACGCACCTTTGTAACCGGGTATCGAAAGCAAATCTACGCCGGTTAAATTGCGTATGCCACGCGCAATGCCAGCGGAAGAGAACGCGCTAGGGTCGTTACTTTTCTTAAGGTAATCGTACAGATTTCCCCAACCACCAAGGATGTCGACAACACCTTTGGTGCCACCTTTAAATAACGACTCACCAAAATTCTGAAACTCTTTAAGCGTCGTCCCAGGCTCATCCATGACTGAACCACTTACGGTCAACAGACCGCGCCGACGCATTTCGGCTTCAACTTCCTCCAGCGTAGGTGTCTGTGCCATTATTTTTTACCTCCAGTTAACCTAGCGCGAGCCGCTTTTAACTGGGCATCAGTCATATTAGTTAATGTCCCACCAACGCTGCTGGGGCCAGTAAATATGCCGGTGTATGTAGGCGTATAGCCTGAAAGCGACTGATTCTTACGCAAATAATTTTCTGCGGAGTCAGCTTCTTTAATTATCGCGCTATTTCTATCTCTTAAATAATCTATTAGCTCACGTCTAGCAGAAGCGCTGTTTTCTAAGCGAGGAACAACACCCTTAACAAATTCTAGGTCGACATTAGATATGCCTCCGCCCAACTTCCCGCCCATACTTTGTAAAATAAGATCCGAAGCTGATTTTTGAAACTGCTCTGATCTAGACAGCGTGTCAGCATCACTTTTACTAATTAAACCTAACGAGTTTAAAAAGTTAGCCGCGCCTACACGGTTTGCGGCAAAAGATCCACCTATTAAACCTCGACTATCAAGATCAGCAAGCCGCGCAAGTGCGGTGTTACTTGCCACAGCATTGCGTTTGTTTGCTCTAGCTATAGCTATCTCATCAACGTCTAATTTAGCTAACCCTTCAACTACTTGTTTTGGCCCAGAAGGAAGTGAAGAAGTAGCAGTCGCTGTAACTTGAGTTGTAATCCGATCAACATCTCCAACAAACGGTTTGCGGACTTGTTTACCGTCTTTAACGTCGTACACAAACTGTTCGTCTTTCATTTCATCCACAAATACAGCTTTACCTTTATCCGGCCCTGTTTTTACCTCACCAACAACGGTGAGATTTGGCTTATCTTTCCTTAGCCCACCGCGCAGTATTTCGAGTTTGGTCTTCAAGTCCGTTACGTCTGGGGAGTTAGGGTCAGGCGCATTGCGTATTTGTTTTTCTAAATCAACTATAGCGTCAGCTAAAACTAGCTGTTTATCGGCGTCTTTAGCTCCGCCTTTTCCTAGCATTAGCGGGAGCTGTTTTGCATATTCAGTATTAAACGCTTCTGAACCAGGTTCACCTTTTAGAGAGGCTAAAGCAAAGGCATTCTTTTGCTCGTTTGTACCTCCTCCGTCAGCTCTGCCGCCACGCCGCAAGTCACTTATTTCCGTGTCAATAAGTTTAAGTTCAGGGCTGTCCGCAGAAGCACCTTCGGCTATGAGTTTTTGTTTTCCTGATTCTAACTCTCGGATGCGCGCAGCCGCCAGCAGTGCGGGCGACGTTCTTTCACGCGTACGCTGTTCAGCCAAGGCTTTGTCACCCTGCACTTTACGACCATACTCCGCTAATGCCAACGCACCTTGTGGATCACGCATACCGGATAGTTGCCGCGCAGCAGAAAAAATAGCGTCGGGGCTTGATAGGTCAAGCCCACCCAGCACCGACTGGCGCGCGCTGATCATGCGCAACTGTGGGTCTTCCGCACCCAGCAGACCGGCCAAGCCGCGACCGAACTGCTGACCCGCACGGATCGCGCCGAAACGGATGCTCTGATACGGATCAAGCTGCGCGAGTTCCGCAGCCTGCCTCTGCATCATCAAATCCTGCTGCCGTTGATACATCTCAGGCGAGGTGAACAGACCTAAAATTTCGCTTGCCATAGTGACCTCTTATATTCCGAATTCCTGCATGTTTTCACTAAAATCAAACGACCGCCCAGAAGGAACGCCGTAACCTGGAACTCTTGAGTGATCATACCCACCAAATAAATTTTTTAGCCCGCGAGTAAAATCTTGATTAGTGCCCAATCCTTGCAAGAATGATGCAGTCGGATTCAGCATGTTTGCCGCCTGCATAGTCTGCGCCGCACCCACGCCGCCAGTTAACAGTGCCTGCGCACTGGCAGTATTGCCGCCACCTAACGATGCACCGAGGCTCAATGGCTGTTGGCCAAGCGATTCGATATCGCCTGCTGCGCCGAGGTAGCCTTGGAACGGCGCGAGTGAGCCGACCAGACCGCGCTGGTAGCCGCCCAGCAAATCAGCACCGGTGCCAAACAGCGTGGTGCCGAACGCCAACTGACGCTGCCCTTGCTCTTGTGCCCGTGCGGCCAGCTCTGCATCCTGCTGTGCAAGCGCGTTGTAGTACGCCTCCATCTCTGGATTCGTCGCCGCAAGACCTGCACCACCACCTGGGCGCATACCTGTCGCACCAACCGACAAGCCCGAACGGCCTGCTTGGAACTGTTCGTTGCGTAGTGCGGCCAACTGACGCTCACGTTGTGGCGCCAAGATGTCGAGTTGCGAAGTCATGTAGCGTTGCGCTACTTGTTCGGGCGACTCGGCTAAATAACGCTGACCCAAATTGAACAGCCGCTGAGACGCGTCAGTCATCGGGGCATACAGTTCTGGTGCTTGTGCCAAGTAATCCATGCCTTGGCCGCCAGCCATACCCATCAAGCGGTCTTGGTAAGCACGCAGTTCTGGCGATACGGTATAAGACGCAGCTCTTACGCGGCCGTCTGGACCCGTCGTGAACTGACTTTGGCCAAATCGTGTCGTAATGCCTACCGGGCGAAAGCGTGCTTCTTCCGCAGCAATTCGCGCGGCAGCAATTTGCGCGTCGGCAGATGCCCGCGCGGCTCGTTCAGCAGACCTTGCCTGCATAGAGCTACCTACTAGCCCGAGCCCACCCCCTATAAGTGCGGCAGCGATAGGCATGTCATTCTCCTTTAATTAACACGTTGTCCACGTTCGCCGGGTCTTTTTCATCCGTTGCGTGGATACAGTACCAAACACAATCTTCAATCGCTTTCACGCCATGCGTGACGCCCGCTTTGATTTCAATGCACGCCGGAGCGTTCACGATTTCAATCTCTTCACCTACCAGCACTGCCACTTTGCCTTTAGCCAGAATAGACAAGTGGCTAAAGTCATGCGTGTGCTTCAAAATCGCCTGCCCAGCTTGTACACGTATTTCCTTTGCGTACAGTCCATCAGAAAAATGATGGATAAGCTGATGGTCAGGTAGTGTGTCAACAATCATGCAGTCCGCTTCCACATATACACCACGATGTACGGCTGCAAGTTAGCATTCGTAGCTGACGAACCTTCGGTGCTGATTGACGTAGCTGCGGTAATGCCTGTGGTGTTCGAGTTCGTGCTGATCTGGCTTCCAAAGCCGGTCGTGTTCTGCGCGTAATTCTGCGCGGCGCCAGAAGCTGAATGGGGACGATAGTAAAGCGCCGTGCTGTGTACGTGTCCTGGGTCAGTGACAGTCGTTGTCGCCGTGTGCGAGTGGCTAACATTAATCGCGTCTTTGGAGCCGCCAGTTTCTTCCGCAGTATCAAATGCGCTGTCGCTGGCATTCAAGCCCACCATTACGCGGCCAGCGCCAAACGCCGTCCATGTACCGAACCCTAGCAGCGTGCCAGGGTTCGTGCTATTGGTGGCATTCACATAGATCGACCCAACCGGATACAGCGCGTTCTTCACCGCATCCGCAACATCTTGCACAAATGCCGTCGTGGCTAACTTGGTGCTATCGTCTGTCGATGTTTGCGTGACTGCTGTTGTGCCCGTGGGCAGTGCAGGCGTGCCGGTAAACGTCGGTGAGGCGAGGTCAGCTTTTGTCGCAACGGCTGTGGCGATATTGTTGAACTCCGTGTCGATCTCGGTGCCCTTGACGATCTTACTTGCGTTGCCAGACGCCAGCGCGTCCTTGGCCGCAAAATCGGTAGATTTAACGTAGTTAGTCATGACACCCTTCCGTTCTTAGCTTGAATTTCAATACGCTGGATTGATAACGCTGCTCCATCAATGTCCGCTTCATACCCAGTCTGCACAATCTTGCCTGCGCCGGTAGCTTGTGCGTATAGCGTCTGCAAAGCAATACCATTAGCGTATTGAGCCACTGGCACACCGTTAGCGCCATACTCTGCTATTCCGTACTCTGAATTGCCTTGGGTTGGAATCTGTACGTTTTGCGATAAATAGTTTTCGTTAAAATCAAAACCCCATTTAATCGTAATGTACTGATTAGTGCCGCCAATCGCTACGATGGATATGCGCTTCAATATAGAGGTTATGCTTTGATCACCCAAGTCAGTGTGATTTGTGTAGTAGTACATTCGGTAGATTGAGCCGTTGTCTGTATGCCCGGTGTACTTACCGACGTAACCTGTCTTGCCGATTAATAAGTCGCCGTTGCGCCTTGCCAGCAACGCCGTCGGCTCTATGTCCGTCCAGGTAGTCACCCGCGAAGCACCGTCCTGCAACGTAGTGCGCGTGTCGAATACGTAGACTGACTTATTAGTTGGTAAAGTCAGCAAATAAAACGCGTCAACTTCTGAGTAGACGGCCTTAATGTTGGCTACGGTTTCGCCTGCGACAATACCCATCAAGTCGTTTCGGACATTCTTACTTAGGTCACGAAATGGCGCAGACTTTTCTTGAATGGTGCGCAAAATCGACCGCACGCCGCTGTTAGACAAGAACAGAACGTCGGTGTTAGTGCCTTGCACCGAATCACGCGCAATGCAGCCGATACCGATTACGGTGTCGTATAGCGACATCGTCGATGGTGCAGTCGCCCCTTGGTAGACCAGAATCTGGCGCTTACCAAAGATAAACAGGAAGCCGTTATGGGCGGCCAGCGCCACAATCTCGTCTTGTCCGTTCGGCCAAACATTGTTCACATTCAACGTACCTGACGTGCCGCCGGTGTACACATGGCCGGCTAATAGATCGGAAAACGTCAGCGTCTGTTTGTCCGACGCAGTGTTGGCAATCCACAGACGACCATACGCCGAAATGCAGACGTTGCCCAACGGCACCGTGCCCGCGTAGCCAGTCTTCTCACTGACACGGCGATAGGTCGTTGTGCTGACCGTTGGGTCGTAGATCAGCGGGTCATGCCCGGTTTGAAAGAAGTACGTGATGTTGTTAAGTGACGCGCACTGCCAATTGTTGGCCGTAATCGTCGGCGCCGTGCCGCCACCACCGTAGGTCAACTCGACAACCGCATTACTGCCGTCAAGTTTGAAAATCTTATTGTTGCCAGCAAACAGCACCGTGTACGTACCATCAGCCACCACCAGTTCATGAATGACACCGATCGGATTCGAGCCAAGATTGCCCGTGCTGGCGTTTAAGTTATCCCAACCCTTGCGCGCACCAATCCGGCCGTATTGATCGATGACGCAATTAATAGCCGTCAACGCAAAGCCCGCCGCCAAATCAAGCGGCGAGTCTTGCGTATTCAGGCCAAAGAAACCAGGCGCTGAAATGCCATAGGTTTGAATTGCTTGCGTCATGTCGCGACAAACTCCTGCATCTCAGGAAAGCGTGTGGCTTCCAACGCTATATAATCAGAAAGCATACTTCTGTACAGCGCATATGCTTCTGAGGAATTTAGGCCGCCATCTTCACCTCGTTCGACCAACGCTCTGGCGTAAGCGTTCTGCGCCACCAGTACATCCGGCACCAGCACCGACGTGCTGTCCGTCGACAATACCGCCTGTGGAACCGTTAAGAAAAACTTAATGGTGTACACACCGTCAGGCCGGCCCCACAGTTGCACTTTAGCGTCGCCGCTGTTGTCAACACCTTCAAAGCAATACTCGGTAGGCACGGCGTTTACAAACGGCTGAAGGTTCTGCTTTCGCCGCATGTCGCCCACCGTAATGTTGCGCATGACGACGTTGGATGTCGTGTTCAACGGATCGCTAGAGACGCGGAATTTCTGACCCGCGCCGGTCAACGCATACTCGTAAACACTTGCGGAAGTGGTGACAGTGACTTCAGTGCCGAGAGCGTTCCAGTCGTAGGCGTCCTCGATCTGGCGCTTGGAGTCGTTGACAAATTTGCCGATGAGCTGAGAGTAGGTCGTCAGGTTGACCGTGGTGACGGTCTGCTCCCGCAACCGAAGTAGCACATCGTTGACGAGTTCTAAGTAGGTCATTTGCTTTTCGCCTTATTCCTTGCGGAAATAGCTTTAGCTTTTGCCTTTGCGTCCGCCTTGGATGATGCGCCCCACGCATTCAAAGATA